CTACAGCATATCTTTTAACAGTCCAAGATACCGATGCAAATACTGTAGGTAGTATGACGATTCCAGCAGCTGGTGTGGCATACATTCCCAAAGCCTCAACGGACACAGTTTTTGCCGCTAATGCTGCATTAAGACTAGCTAGCGTCACTTGGCCGAGAGGATAATTATATGAAACTGATTGCTGAATATAACGAACAAGACATTCAATGCATTGTTGAAGCCAAAGAAGATGGTACTAAAAACCACTTCATTGAAGGCGTCTTCATGCAATCAGAAGCAAAAAATAGAAACGGACGTATCTACCCTAAAGCGATCATGGAGACCGCTGTAGATAAGTACGTTACTGAACAAGTTTCCCAGAACAGAGCGGTCGGTGAGTTGAATCACCCAGAAGGACCCACTGTTAATCTGGATAAAGTATCCCACAAGATCACAGAACTTTCCTGGAAAGGAAATGATGTTGTGGGTAAGGCACAAATTTTGGATACTCCAATGGGTAATATCGTTAAGGGATTACTTGAAGGTGGTGTTCAACTAGGAGTGTCAACTCGTGGTATGGGTAGCCTTGAGGAAAGAAATGGTACTATGTACGTCAAAGACGACTTCGTTCTAAATACGGTTGATATCGTACAAGATCCATCTGCGCCGACAGCTTTTGTTAATGGTATAATGGAAGGTGTAGAATGGGTTTGGAACAATGGTATTATTGAATCTCAAGTAATTGAAAAAATGGAGACTGAAATTAAGAATGCTCCACGCGCTGATCTCTATGAGACTCAGACACGTGAGTTTAAAAATTTCCTCTCGTTAATGACAAAACAGCAATATTAAGGAGAACGACATGACTGATCAAGTAAAAGATCAAGAAGTTGAGCTCGACGAGGAAATCGAAGAAGCTCACGATCCAAAAAATGCTGAAGCTCAATCAGTAGCTGCCTCTGACAAAGCAGAGAACGCTACAAAGAAAGCCCCTGCTCGCAAGGGTGATAAGAGCAACAGCCAACCGTCAGAATTGAAAACTGCTGGCAAAAAAGCAATGAAGGCCGAAAACGTAGAAATTGATGGAGACTTTAGTGACGACCTCAATGCTCTTGTTGAATCTGAGGCGACATTGTCGGAAGACTTTAAAGCCAAAACAGCAGTAATTTTCGAAGCAGCGGTTAAGTCGAAAATCGCATCAGAGATCAATCGCCTAGAAGAAGAGTACGCTCAGCAACTAGACGAAGAAGTAGCTACTACTAAAGCTGATCTCGTTGAGAAAGTCGACAGCTACCTCAACTATGTAGTTGAGACTTGGATGGAAGACAACAAAATTGCGATCCAATCTGGCCTACGTGCTGAGATCGCAGAAGGCTTCATGGGCAAGTTGAAAGACTTGTTTGTAGAATCCTATGTTGAAGTTCCAGAATCAAAAGTCGACCTAGTTGACGAACTAGCTAATGCTAATGATGAGCTCGAAGAGCAAGTCAATCAAGTAACAGCTAATGCTATGAAACTTGCAGAAGAGTTAGAATCATACAAGCGCGCCGCGGTTATCCACGAAGCAGCTAAAGATCTAGCAGAGACTCAAGTCGAAAAGCTAACTTCATTGGCAGAGTCAATTGACTTTGAATCGGAAGAAGCATTTGCAGCGAAAGTTGCAACTTTGAAAGAATCATACTTTGCCAAGAAAACAACTACTGAATCACTCATCGAAGAAACAGAAGAAGAGTTTGAAACTCAAGAAATTTCTGGCATGATGGAACAGTACGTTGCAGCCCTTAGAAAAACAAATACAAATTAAGTAGGAGATCCTGAAATGGAAACTTATGATCGTCTCGTAGAGAAATGGTCTCCAGTATTGAACGAATCATCTGCTGGTAATATCGCTGACCGTCACCGGAAAGCCGTTACTGCAGCCGTTCTGGAGAACACAGAAAAAGCTCTCACCGAAGAAAATTCTCGTCAAAACTTCTTGTCCGAGGATGCAGCAGCAAACAACACAAGCAACGCCGCAAACTGGAACCCAGTTCTTATTTCGCTCGTTCGCCGTTCTATGCCAAACCTAATGGCGTATGACGTATGTGGTGTTCAGCCAATGTCAGGCCCAACAGGCTTGATCTTCGCAATGAAGTCAACATACAAAACAACTCGTGGTGGTGCAACTTCAGGTAATGAAGCACTATTCGGCGAAGCTATTTCACCGTTCTCAGGTGACTCTGGCGCAACTCAAGGTTCTGACCCATCCGGTCTTGGCGGCTACGCTAATGTCGATTCCGCTGGTACAGCTGCCACATTCGGCACAGGTATGTCCACTGCAAATGCTGAACAGCTTGGTACAACTGGCGAGTCCGGTTTTGGCGAAATGGGTTTCACAATCGAGAAGTCAACTGTTACTGCAGTTTCTCGTGCGTTGAAAGCAGAGTACACACTTGAGCTAGCACAAGACTTGAAAGCGATCCACGGTTTGGACGCTGAAACAGAATTGGCTAACATCTTGTCCACAGAAATCTTGGCAGAGATCAACCGCGAAGTAATTCGTACGATCAACAGCCAAGCTAAAACTGGTGCTGCGACATCCAATGTTGCAACAACTGGTATCTTTGACTTGACAACAGATGCAGATGGCCGTTGGTCAGCTGAGAAGTTTAAAGGTCTTGTGGTACAGCTTGATCGTGAAGCAAACCAAATCGCAAAAGACACACGTCGCGGTAAAGGTAACGTAGTTGTATGTTCTTCTGACGTAGCAACAGCGTTGGCAGCCTCTGGCATGCTAGACTACACACCAGCAATGAACACAGCATTGAACGTCGATGATACAGGCAACACTTTTGCAGGTACATTGAACGGTCGTACACGTGTGTACATTGACCCATATGCAACAACAGATTACATCACTGTAGGTTATAAGGGTACTAACCCATATGACGCAGGTGTATTCTACTGCCCATACGTACCGCTAACTATGGTACGTGCGGTTGGTGAGAACGACTTCCAGCCACGTATCGGGTTCAAAACTCGTTATGGCATGGTATCCAACCCATTCGTAGGTGGCACACCTGCAAACGGTTTGGCAGCAGCTCGTACAAACCAGTACTACAGAATCTTCCGTGTTGACAATATCCTCAAAGAAGGATAAGAGTTAATACTCTAGAAGCACTAAGGGCGGCCTCGGCCGCCCTTTTTTTATATTATTTTGATTCGTAGAAATCCCTTATAATTTTCCAGTACCATTCTGGATTCTTATTCTTTAGAATCTCGAGTGGCGAGCCTTTGATTCCTTCTTGACTACGAGCTTCCACATACTCTTCGACAGTAAAGTTCTTGATGAGTTCTTTCAAAAACTTAGCTTTTGTGATAGGAGCTTTAGAGTACTTGAAGCGAGCCACAAAGAGATCGATACCACGACCCACATTTGAAGGGTGAACACCTTCTTTGTTAGGATATACAGGACGACCTTCATAATCGCCTCTATACATCAAGTATCCACCATTATAATCAAAGTCTGCTTTGTTAAACTGTGTCATGTGTTATCTCCTTCTATGCATCTTTTATCTCATATAAATAATAGTAAGTCAACAGTTATTTTGGAATTAACATGGCAAATTTAACATCGAATATAAACTATCTTGCTCCAACATCGTTTAAGTTGGTTATCGATAGAAAGAATTATCCTAACCTCGAGTTCTTTGCGCAGTCCATTAACCACCCTGGTGCAACTGTTAGTGCAGCTGAGCTTCCATATTCTAGATTAGGTTCTGTAGCTCTTGCAGGAGATAAATTGACATTTGGTGAATTATCTGCTACAATTATACTTGATGAGGATATGAATTCATATACTGAGATGTATAACTGGCTTAGACGTATGGTCGAACAAAATCGTAATGCACCAACCAACTTGGCTACAATTCCAACAGAGGCTGACATTACGATATCTATTCTAACCAGCCATAACAATGCTAATAAACAAATCAGATATATAGACTGTGTTCCAACACTTGTTGGTGACATCAACTTTGAAGCAGCTGTGGGGGATGTTCAATATCTCGTGTTCCCTATATCGTTCAGATTCTCTTACTTTGAGATTTTATAATGACTGGAGTATATTATGACACTAGAGCAAGTATTAGAAGAGTGGGCAACCGACTCTGAACTTCCTCGTAACAACTTAGATGAAGCATCACGCACAACACCAAAGCTTCATGCAAAATATCTAACTCTCTTATCACAAACCAAACTACGTCTCAAGAAAGCTGAAATGGACCAGAAGAGTCTGTTACGGCTGAAGTGGGAGTGGTACAATGGTAAGATGTCGGAAGAACGTATTAAGGAACTTGGTTGGGCGTTTGA